AAATACATTAGAAATGCTTATCGAACGATGGGGCCATGAAAAAGGCATCCTTCCGTATGCTGTACCTACAGCTCAACTTGAAAAGACTGAAGAAGAAGTAGCTGAACTACGTCAAGCTATCGAAGACCGGGATGTCGAGGAAATAGCAGATGCTATCGGAGACATCTTTGTGACCTTGGTTATGCAGACACGAGCATGGGGCTTGGACATGGAGACATGTGTTGAGCAAGCGTACCAAACAATCAGCAAGCGAACAGGTGTAATGGTTGATGGTAAGTTTGTTAAGGATGACGACAATGGGTGTTGAGGTTCTGCTCGAACGGTTAGATAAGGTTAGAGCTAACGGTGGTGATACGTGGCGGGCGCAATGCCCGTGCGGTCACGCATCGCCGGGTCAGATGTCAATAAAGCTCTTATCATCAGGAAGTATTTTAATTCATTGTCATGCAGGCCATTCTCCTGCGGAGATTGTTGAAGCCATAGGTCTGAACATGAGCGACTTGTTCGAAAAGCCTCTGGACCAGCAAGTAAGGCCTTTATATATGGCGCAGGTTGAAAAGATCCAGCAGGGCAAGTTTAACGATAAAATAAAAAGCCATGATCTAAGACTAGACATGGTGGCGGACGCAAGAAGCCGAGGCATAAAGCTATCAGCAAAAGACCTTAAAACTGAGAGAGATGCTTGGATTGAGAAAAGAAAACTAAAACAATCATTGCAATAACCTAAAATTATAGGTTAAAATAAACAAAACTAACAAACGGAGAGGCAAAATGTTACTAAGCAATAAAAAAGTTATGTCATTTATGAGAGCTGCAAATCACGCAGTTATACTCAGAGAAACAGGCCTAACATATCCTACGCTCAAAAGAATAATGAATGGCGGGTATGACGCATCAAGATTATCTACGCGAGAAAAGCTGTCCAGTTTTATAACTAAAGTACAGTCAGGTAAGTACTAATGATTATACGAAGCCAAAAGCCAGAGCATAGCTTCACTATCGTCAGCAATCAAGTTATAGATGATGACAATTTAGATTGGAAGGATCTTGGCTTGTTGATCTACCTACTGTCAAAACCTGATAACTGGCAGGTATCTTTGGCTCACCTAGCAAAGCAAAAGCGTACAGGTCAGGATGGTGTAGCGACAGCTATAAAAAACCTAAAACAAGCAGGCTATATCAAAATGAAAAGGCACAGTACAGGTCACGTTGATTGGTACGTTTATGATAGGCCTCAAATTGATAGCCCTAAACTGGATAATCCTCAAAGGGAAAATAAGGCACTAACAAGTACTGATAATAAACAAGTACTGAATAATAACAATAGCAAGCGTTTTGTTAAGCCTTCTGTTGATGATGTTGCTGAGTATTGTCTATCGCGTCAAAACACAATAGATGCAGAAGTCTTTATTGATTATTACGAGAGTGTTGGTTGGACTGTTGGCAAATCGAAGATGAAGGACTGGAAGGCAGCTATAAGGACGTGGGAGAGAAGAAGGAAAGCAGAGGCCTCGCCTAGTGTTGACTTTGACCAGTACGAAGGTGTCTCATGAAGACCTTAAATAGCATCGACCTTCTGAAGGATCCTGAATACATAGAGTTTACCGGGGTGCAAGAAAGCCAAAACATACTGTCTGCAACTGAGCTTGCCGATGTAGCAGTCGAGTCGTTTAGTCAAGAGGATGCTAATACAGGCCTGAAACTGCCATTCCCTAAAACGCACGATGACTTTGCTTTAAGGCCCGGAGAGGTAACACTGTGGACCGGTATCAATGGCCACGGTAAGTCTCAAATACTAAACCAGATATGCGCGCTGACAATGCCTATAAGCAAATGGCTCATAGCTTCGCTAGAGATGCCTTTAAGGTCAACTGTAAACAGGATGGTAAAGCAGATGGGTGGATTGGCAAATCCATCAGAAGACTACATCCGCAAGTTGATCAAGAAAACGGATGGACAGGTTTGGCTTTACGATCAGATTGACACAGTTGAGTCTAGCAGGATTCTAGGTTTAGTCGATTACGCAGCAAACAAACTAGGTGTTAATCATATTATTATTGATTCACTTGTTAAATGTGGGCTAGGGCTTGATGACTACAATGCACAAAAGAATTTTGTTGATAGGCTTGCGTGGTCGGCAAGAAGAAATAACGTGCATATACATCTAGTTCACCATATCAGAAAGTCAGAAAGAGAAGGCAAGATGCCAGACAAGTTTGACGTTAAGGGTGCTGGAGAGATTGTTGACCTTGTGGATAACTTAGTTATATTTCACAGGAACAAAGATAAAGAGGATCAGTGCAGGATTCTCACGGCCAAACATGACAAGACGGATAGCGATGTTAAGCAACTAAAGAAGCTAGAGGGCATCCCTGACAATGTTATCTACATTGCAAAGCAGCGTCACGGAACAGGAAAAGAAGGAAAGTATGGCGTTTATCACGAGCCAAACTCATTACAGTACCTTTCATCACCAAAAGCTAGGCCATTTAACTTATGAGTAAAATCACTAAAAGTGCAAAAGGTGAAGACTGCACGGTCAGGCTTCCAGCGATATGCAACGGCAATCCAGAGACAACAGTGTTTGCGCACATTAACGGTGGCGGAATGGGTAGAAAATACAGCGACCTGCACGGTGCTTATGCTTGCTCGGACTGTCATGCTTGGCTTGATGGTGGTTACGCAAACGATCCAAACGCAAACAGAGATAAAAGAGATTATGAGCATCTGTATGCAATGTTTAGGACGCAAATTAAACTGCTAGAGAAAGGGTTGGTGAAAATATGAAGACTACAAGTCCATGTTGCAAAGCGCCATTCTCACTGTTTGTTAGTTTGAACAAAAAGAAGTGCAGTGAGTGCGGGAAGTGGTATGAGTGGAAGCTAAACGAAAAACAAAAACCAATTTTTGATGGGAAGCACGAATGATAAGCAAAGAAAGAGTCCAGCAGTTATTCAATTACAATAGACTGAATGGCGAAATAAGATGGAAAGTAAACTTCAATCCTAGAGCAAAGAAAGGTAGTGTAGCAGGCTATATTGATCAAAAAGGCTATCGACAGATAACTATTTTAGGTAAAAAGTACACGGCACAAAAAATTGCATGGACATTTATAAACGGACGGTATAAAGGCCAGATTCAAAATATAGATGGAAATATACTCAACAATGCAATTCAAAACTTAAAAATTAAATAAATGTTAATATACATAAGGTTATTAGCTAAGGTTTAGGTTATGGATAAAAAAATCGAGTACATAAAGCTGTTGGATTTTTGCAAAACAGATCGACAGAGGCAGGTGGTGAACGCGCTGCACGAAGAAGGAAGTCAAAGGCTGGCAGGCATTTCACTAGGCATAAGCAAAAGCACAGTGTCAACAGTGGTCGAAAGGTTACAGACAGTTGCGGCTAGACGAGGATGGTCGCCTGATCATGATATGACTAAGACAGTGCCTGAGGGGTTTCACCTTAAAGGTACATCAACGCTTTACGATAAAGAAGGGAAGCAAGTTTTACAGTGGTCAAAAACAAACATAGACCACAAAAGACAGCAAGAGTTAATGGAAGAAGCCATAAAAGCACTGGCAGAAGAAATACCAAAAGCAAAAAAAACGAAAGCACCTGAAGCATCACAAGAAAACCTTATAAACGTTTACACAATAACTGACTATCATTTCGGAATGTTATCATGGGGCGAAGAAGCAGGTGAAGACTGGGACACGGATATAGCCGAGCAAACACTACTGGCATGGTTCTCACAGGCCATTAAATTGTCACCTGATACAAACAAAGCAGTGTTTGCCAACATAGGCGACTTTTTGCACTGGGATGGCTTTGATGCGGTAACGCCTGCCAGTAAGCACGTTCTGGATGCCGACACTAGGTTCCAAAAGCTGGTCAGAGTTGTTATTAGGGTTATCAGGCAAGTTGTTAGTATGCTTTTACATAAGCATCAAGAGCTTCACATAATCATGGCTGATGCCAATCACGATCCAGCAAGCGGCGTATGGCTTAGAGAGTTCTTGAGTGCTTTTTACGACAACGAGCCGAGAATAACTGTCGACAACACAGCAGATAGTTACTACTGCCATGTGTTTGGTAAGGTCTCATTGTTCTGGCATCATGGCCACAAGAAGAAGCCAGAGAGTATTGACGATGTTTTTGTATCAAAGTTTAGGTCTGTCTTTGGCGATACCAAGTTTTCTTACGCGCACATGGGTCACATGCACCACGATAAGTTGCTAGAGACAAATCTTATGACAGTAGAGCAGCATCGAACACTAGCAGCAAACGATGCTTATGCTAGTAGAGGCGGCTGGATGAGCGGGAGAGGTGCAAAAGTTATAACCTATCATAGCAGCTACGGGGAAGTTAGCAGGGTATCTATTACACCTGACATGTTAAAGGGGTAGGCAATGTTTAAGAGAAGCAAGTACGGGGCGAAAAAACACATCCTGACTATTGACGGTCAAGAAGAAAAGTTCGATTCAAAACTAGAAGCTGATAGGTATATGTTTTTGCTTGGCCAAGAATTTAGAGGAGAAATATCTGCGCTAAGCCGTCAGCCTAAGTTCACTCTGCAAGAAAAGTTTAAGGCTGGGAAGAAGTCAATAAGAGCAATTCATTATGTTGCTGACTTTATTTACACCAAAAACAATGAACAAGTTGTTGAAGACGCGAAAGGCTGGCGAACAACAGATTACAAGCTAAAGATGAAAATGTTTCTCAACACACATAAGCATTACAAGTTTGTTGAGGTTGAAAAGAAACGTAAAGAATTTATAGAGGTGGAATATGAGCGTAGAGATTCAAATTGAAAAGCTAGATTTAGATGGCGTATTGCAGACCGTCAATGAGCTTAAAAAGGAAGGGCTTTTGACTGAGCAAGAGATAGGCGATGTAGCTATTGTTGCTCATCCTTATGAAATAAGAACGCTATGTGAAGAAATAAACGAGGCTGCGGGTACGGGTCCGTATTCAATATCCAAGTCAGATATTATGGATCTTATGTCTGGCAACTCGTTCTTTTCGCTCTTGGGTGTTACAATAAAGCCAATTCTATCAAAGGTACAAACACATGAGCACTAGCACTATTGCCTTGTCAGTTAATGAATACGTCAAGGTTAATCAAGGTTTAAATAGACTTGTAATTGAAGCTAGAGAAGGCGAAATAAGAGTAGCTGTTACGCATAATCAGCCAGCACCAAGCAACAAGGCCTATCACCGAGTAATTGACGGTGAGAAATTGGAGTTGATAGATATAGATCATGACGTATGGGTGTTTACTGCTTTTAAGGGTGCGAAAGCAGTAGTTACTGAATTACCAGCTACGCTATCAAGTGACTTTGACATTTTTGTTTCCGCAGGGCTTTCTGAGCACACAAAAGTGGTGGACGTTTTCGGTGTCAACGAGGATGTAGGTACAGCACAAGAAGATGTCTGGGGCGGTGGTGGTACATACCAATTCTTAGATACAGCTTCCACATTGACTATCTCATCAACTTCTGCAAACGATGCCGTATTAGGATCGGGTGCAACGTCTGCAAAGATAACAGGGCTTGATGCTTCTTATGCTGAGATAAGCGAAGAAATCAATTTGGCGGGCACTGCCAATGTAACAACACAAAACAGCTACCTAAGAGTAAACGAGTTTGAGGTTACTGCTGCTGGCTCTTATGGTGGTGCAGAAGGAAATATAACGGCTTACGCTGGAAGTAACTTGCAGTCTATAATTCAAAATGGCCATAATACGTGCTTATCATCAGCTTACACAGTTCCAGCGGGATACGTTGCTTTAATTTTTTCTATTGAGGTTTCAGTAGGGAAAAACAGAGAGGTACTTGCGACACTAAGGGCAAGAGAATACGGTGGTGTATTCCGTGCCGAGTCTGCTTCTAAAATATATCAACAGTCATTTATGCAAAATAAAAAATTTGGCATGTTCTTAGATGAGAAAGCAGATATAAAAATGTCAGTAATAGCTGATAATCCAAACGCTTATTGCTCTACAGAGTGTCAACTTATATTGCTAGACAAAGATCATTACGGGGCATAACATGGCAAACATAGCGCCTAATAGCAGGCAAGGAAGACCAAACAAAAATAAAAAGTTTTTACTAGCTAGACTGCAAGATGAGTATGGAGAGCAATTTCATCCTATAATGCAGATGGCTAAAAACGCACATCAGATGCAGTCTTTGCTTGAAAACTTACCTGAAGATACAAGTGTAGAAACGCTGTTTATTGCTCTTAAGCAAGCAATCGACTCGTGGGAAAAAATTGCACAATACACAGAGCCTAAGCTAAAGGCTATGGAAGTTAAGCATACAACAATGCCTAAAGTTAAAACAATAGACTTGGGTGGCAAGCCTGCGCTTAGTGCAAGTGTTATTAACGGGGAGATAACAGATGAGCGAACAACCAACGATACAGATACAGACGAAGCCGCAAGGCAAAGTATTATCTAACTACAGGTACTCGACTGCTCGCGTACAAATGATTAGAGGGCCGTTAGGGTCAGGCAAGACAATGGAATCTTGTCAGAAAATCTTTGCGTTTATGTGTAACCAGCAGCCCAATGAGGAAGGTATAAGGCCATCTAGGTTTGTTGCTATCCGTAATACATTTCCTGATTTAGCCAATACAACGATAAAGGACTGGCTAGAGCTGTATAGAGACTTAGGTCATTACACGCAGGGCGGTGTTGAGCCACCACACCAAAATCTTGAGTTCGAGCTAGATGACGGCACAATAGTAAACTCTGAAATTATATTTTTAGCACTAGACAGGGAAGATAGTGTCAAGAAATTAAGGGGTACGCAGGTCACAGGCTTCTGGCTAAACGAGGCCAAAGAGCTTCCAAAGTCGATTATAGATATGGCTGATTTACGTCACGGTCGTTATCCGTCGAAGGCCGCCGGTGGTATTGATTGCACTTGGCATGGCATGATTGGTGATTATAACTCGCCAGATGAAGATCACTGGATTTATAAGCTATCGGAGATAACAAAGCCCAAAGGATGGGAGTTCTTTCATCAACCCGGCGGTTTGATCAGAGAAGGCGAAAAGTTTAAGGAAAACCTTGACGCAGAAAACGTGCATAACTTACCTGAGGGCTACTATGTCAGAGGTATGGAAGGTAAAGACTTTGAATGGATCAAGGTAAACCTTGCAAATGAATATGGTTTTGTCATGGACGGTAAGCCTGTTTATCCTGAATATGTTGACAGCACGCATTGCTTGGCTGATGTTTACGAGCCTGACCAGTCACTACCATTAACACTTGGCATTGACTTTGGTAGAACACCTGCTTGCGCGATATTTCAGTTTGTTCCCGTGATGGGTAGATGGGTGGCTGTAGACGAGTTTGTTACAGAAGACATGTCTGCGACGTCTTTTGCTCCAGAGCTAAAAAGGTATCTCGATAGAGAGTACCCCAACTTCAAGTTTGCAAGAGGTGGTGGGGATCCGTCGGGGATGAACAGAGGGCAAGCCACAGACGATGTTGCTTTTTCAATCCTGCGCAAGCATGGCATTAACTGCGTATTTCCTACAAACACAAACAAACCGGCAGTTAGGCGAGCCGCTATTATAGATCCAATGAAGCGATTATGTATGGATGGCAAGCCCGCATTTATGATATCACCTAAAGCCAAAAACCTGCGCAAAGGTTTGATGGGCGGATTCTGTTACAGAAGAATACAAGTGGCAGGTGATGCAAGATATAGTGATGAGCCAGATAAAAATCAATACTCACACATCTGCGAAGCAGCAGAGTACGCTTTAATGGCTGGCGGGGAAGGAAGAAAAGCCATTACAACAACAAACAATAACTTTTCAAAACCAATCAAAATATCAGATTGGTCTGTTTTCTAAGGGGAAAAATATGCAATTCAAATGTAATATCGGTAAGCTAGGAGTGCAGCAATTAGCTTTGGCCAGCGTAGTAAATTCACTGTTTGCAAAGCAGTCTATGGATTGCGTTATAACTTGGCTAGAGCCAATGACTTTTGAGCTAAAAAATAATATGCCAGAGATGGTTGCAAAAAGGTTATTGGCAGACAAAGTACAAAAAGCTATACCCGGTTATATTGGCGAGATAAAGGAAGGCAAACTTGTTGTATCGAAAAAGTCAAAAGAGTCTGATTAAAGCAGAAAACATAGGCAAGGAAGAAGTAACCTACACGCTTATATTTAGCAAGGCTAACAGGCTTGTCTGGTTAAACAAATTCCTAAAGAAAGATTTTGCCCATGTCAAGATACTTATCCATAAAAAAGGCTATATTGTTTTAATTGATCCAAGAATGTCATATAATGAAGTTACTTGTTTCTCTGACAAAATGAACTATCAACCGTTAGAAGGGGAAACCATCATTAAAGGCAAGGCTATGGTTGACGTGTATAAAATCCGTAGATATATAGGCCTGCTTAATTGTGTTGAGACAGCGAAAGCATTTATCGGGGATAGGTCTTTTTGGTGTTTAACGCCTTACCAGTTATATAAAAAATTGGAGAAATAGTCATGGGTATGCTCGGGATGAGAACGAAATCAAAAAAAGAAAGGCGCGCAGAATTAGACCGTGAAGACTATCAACAGATAGCTAATCAAGCACGGAACACTAAGCAAACCGGCGCGCAGATACAAAAACAAGACAAAGTTTACGGCATAAGTAAAGAAGAATACACGCTCAAGCGTAGGAATAGCGTTCAACTGGGCGGAAACCCTGTTAAGTACTATGGTGACGTAAGAGAGTCACTAATGCGTAATGTAGAGATGCGAAAGCAGTCAGAGGAAATTGACCTAAGGAAAGAAAGTGAGAAAAACATTGCAGGTGTAACATCGCAAAAAGTCAGGGCTGGGCGAAAAATAGGTACTGGCAGGTCAGCATCACTGATGGCCGCATTAGAAGGCAAATCAACTAGATATAGAGGGATATAAAATGGGTGGATTATTTGGTGGTGGCCCTAAGTCGCCTGAGCCTTTCAAGCCAACTCAAGAGCAGCTTGAAGCGGAGAAACAGACATTGGAGCGAGGCTATCAACAGAAGTCAGAGATAGCTGAAAGAGAAGCAAGATCTAAAAGAAGAATGTCTGGTTCGCGTTCATCTTTATTAAGAGGATCTGCTCTTGGTGTTATGGATGACGAAAGTAAGGGTAGCAAGGAAACTCTAGGATGAGTGCTAAGGCTGTGTTAAAAAGGTTTGATAAGGCCAAGAAGCGCAAGATGTCGTCTTGGTACTCGCACATGCGTGAGTGCTATGAGTATGCTGTTCCGCAGAGAGAGACTTTTACAAAGCATAGTCCCGGACAAAAAAAGAATACTCATATTTATGACTCTACTGCAATTATAGCTACGCCTATATATGCCAACCGAATACAGCAATCTATCATGCCTGCTGGCAGTCAGTGGGCCAAGCTAACGCCCGGAAGACGTGTCAATGGTCAAGAGATGATTGACTATGCAGGTGAAAGAGTCACGATGCAAAACGCATTGGAAAAAATCACCGATATTGTTTTTGAATATATAAACAGGTCTAACTTTAACGCCAGATGTCATGAGTCACTTATTGACTTAGCCGTATCAACAGCGGTAATGATATGTGAGTATGATGAAGATCAAGGCGAAATAGTGTTTGATGCTATCCCGCTTAGCAATGTATATCTTGAGTCTGGGCCTAAAGGAAAAGTAACAGGCGTATTCTGGGAAAGAAAAGACAACATAAGAAACATTCTTGCACAGTACCCTGATGCAGTCTTACCCGAAAAACTTAAAGACATAGAAAAAACAAAACCTGAAACAGAACTAGATATTGTTGAGGCTATGCTGCCAGATAAAGATGGCGAGTATGCCTTAAATGTCATGATTGGCGACGACGTTATTTATGAAGAAGGTTTTGGTGAGTCAACTCCATTTATAGTAGGCAGAACAACTGTTATTCCGGGTGAGGTATATGGCAGGGGTCCGCTTATGCGAGTCTTACCAGATATTAAGACGCTCAACAAAATGGCAGAAAACAGCCTAAAATCCGCAGCTTTGGCTGTTGCTGGTGTATGGACAGCTACAGATGATGGTGTAATCAATCCTTACTCGATCACCTTAGCTCCGGGAGTGGTTATTCCTGTAGGCTCCAACAGTGACGAGAATCCTACATTAAGACCATTAGATGTTGGTGGTAGATTAGACTTTCATGAGATGGAATACAATCGCAGAGTTGATAACGTCAACAGGGCCTTATTTGCTAAACCTATTGGTGACATTGATGACGCAACTAAGTCAGCGACAGAGATACAGGCTAGGATGCAGTTGGACCTACAAGACGCTGGTGCAGACTTTAGCCGTCTAGTTAATGAGCTAGCTGGTGGCGTTATTGAAAGGGTTATGTACTTATTAAGTAGGGAAGGCATAATTCCTCCGCTAAAAATTGACGGCGAAAACATTAAGTTAAAATTTACTTCACCAGTATCACAGCAACATGATAAAGATGAGGCGGCAAACCTTATGAATATCTTGCAAACTGCTGTAGGTATGGGTGCTCCGTTAGAAATGCTAAACGAGACTATACGGGTAGAAGCTATACCTACGTTCTTAATGGATAAGATGTCTGGTCCTGCTGAGCTTAAGAGAACGCCGGAAGAAATTGAGGCTATGCAGCAGCAAAAGCAACAAGCGGCACAGGCTCAAGCTGAGCTAGCTATGATGCAGCAAGAAGAGCAAGGCGGTCAAGGTGCGGGCTAGGCGAATAAGCTAAGACAATACGGGGAAGCAGTATGAGTGAAGATTTAGACTTTGATAGTCCTGAATACCTTAATTGGGAAAGTCAGGATGAAAATATCCAGAAAGAACAGGATAAGGTAGTAGCGGCAAAAAGGCGTAGGGCTGCTGCTTATCATGATGTTTTTTCTAAAACTGAAGCTGGCAGAAACATTCTTACGGAATGGGTGCAATCTTTTTGTACCAGCAAACCAGCAGGCTACAATGCAACAGAAAGAGAAGTTCATATGAATGACGGCAAGCGAGAGCTTGTAAGTGAAATTTTAATTCAAATCCAAATCGGGGAAAAATTATGAGTGAAAGTTTAACGGCAGAAGCAACGGAAAGTAACGAAGACTTGCAAGGTGTAGATCAATCTACTACTGAGGCAGTAAGCGATGATAACAATGGTCCAGCTATTGAGCGGCCTGAGTGGCTTTTAGACAAGTATGCAACAGGCGAAAGGTCACAGGATGAGGCAATCATAGAGCAGGCCAAGGCATATAAAGAAGCTGAAAAAAGATTGGGTGCTTTTGTAGGCGCGCCTGATGAATACGACTTAGCGTTGCCAGAGGGTATTGAAGGCGAGGTTGATACTGAGTTGGTTGCATACCAAGAGTTCATGGAGGTGGCCAAAGAAAGTAACATGAACAACGATACCGCTCAAAGGTTGTTTGAAATCTTTGTTGGTTATCAGCAAAGCATGGTGGGGCAATTAGAGACTGATTATACCGAGCAAAGAAAACTGCTTGGTGAAAATGCTGATGATCGCATAAGAGGATTGGTTTCGTGGGCAGGCAACAACCTTAGTGAAGAGCAAGTTGAAGTCATGCACACAATGACAATGACGGCTGATCAAGTTGAAGTTTTAGAGGCTATGATTTCTAAAACAAGAAACAGTAAGTTGCCGGGAAGTCAGCAAGCCCCTACACTGCAAGAGAGCTATACTTGGGATGACTATCATAAAGCTGTAGGAGATCCAAAATATAAAACAGATAAAGTGTTCAGAGAAAGACACAAAAGGCTTGCATCACAACTAGGTTAGAGTTATTATTTAACCTTCATGCCCTTTCGCGTATCTGCCTCACGTGTTAGGGCTTTTTTTTAACTAAAATTTAGCTTATAATAATTTCACGCCATGAAATAATGTATTGGCGCCCCATCTAACGATACCCTGCTTCAAGTAGGCCGTGATACGAAGGGATTAGCGAGTGCTGGTCTACCCGTAAACGGTCACTAGGTCAGAGACGAGCAAAACGTTTTTGATTTTTTTTAATTACTTGGAGACAAAGATCATGAGTAAAACTCTATCTTCTGTTGCTCAACAAGAGTTCGATTCTTTAGTTAAACACGCATACCAATCTGGTGGTAAATTGCGTGATTGCCTAACGTTACGAACTGATGTTGTTGGCGACATTTACAAATTCCGTCGCATGGGCAAAGGCCTTGCTAACCAAAAAGCAAGCCAAGCTGATGTTACACCTATGGACATTTCACACGCGTTAATTCCAGCTACTTTGGAAAACTGGTTAGCTCCAGAGTACACTGATATTTTTGACGCTGCTGAAGTAAACTTTGACGAGCAACAAGAGCTTGCAATGGTAATCGCTATGGCAATGGGCCGTCGTGAAGACCAGTTAGCTATTGACGCTTTAGGTAGTATTCCTGCTGCCGCTGGTACAGCATTAAGCAACATTGCTGTTGGTGGTGCTGGCTTTACTGTTGATAAAGTACGCGAAGCTGGTGCTGCTTTTGATGCTGAAGGTATGGGCATGGACGGTCGTTACATCGCTTTCACTGCAACACAGAAGCAACAACTTCTAGGTTCAACTGAAGCTACAAGCTCTGACTACATGAACGTCAAAGCTTTAGTAAACGGCGACATTGACACTTTCTACGGTTTCAGATTCAAGTTAATTGAAACTCGTGATGAGGGTGGTTTGCCGGGTGCTGGTTCTTCTGATGCTACTGCTTACGCTTTCCATCGTGATGCGTTAGGTATGGCTATCGGTATTGACCAGAAAACAACTGTTGACTGGATCGCTGAGAAAACATCTTGGTTGGCCAACGGTATTCTAAAAGCTGGTGCTGTAGTTCGTGACGCTCGTGGCGTTGTTGAAATTCACACTGACGAAACTGCATAAGGAGAATAATCATGGCATTTAGTCGAGATGGTTTATACCAAGTAGGTCCGGGCGGTGGAAGTCCTCGCTTATGGGTTTACTCAAGCGAAGATCCAATCGCTGACGTTAATACTTCTGGTTACTTTAACGGCGCATCAAGTGAGCTTGGTGTTCGTGACGTAATCGTTGCTATTGACACTGCGACACCTACAACTAACCTTGTAAACGTTCTTAGTAACGCTTCAGGTGTTGTTGATGTTTCTGACGGTACTGTTATCGCCGAAACAGATGGTGACTAATTAACAGTTCCCCGCTGTTATAGGGGTGGGGTTTCGGCCCTGCCCCGACTTTATTTAGGAGATTTCAATGTCAACAGATGTTCAGGTCGCTAGTAATGCTTTAGTAAGGATAGGTGCTAGTCCAATATCATCCTTTTCTGAAGGTGGAGCATCAGGCATTGCAGCTTCAAATCTATACGAGATAACTGTAAAGGCTGTACTCAGCGAGTATCCTTGGTCTTGCAGTAAAGCAAAAAGGCAACTGGCTAGATTAACAGCAGTTCCATTAAACGATTACCAATACGCGTTCCAAATACCTTCTGGCACATTGAAGATCAACAGGGTATATGGCACGAGTAATTATAAGATATTTCAAGATGCAATTTACGCCGACACAAGCGAGATGTATGTTGATTATCAATTCAGAGCAGGAGAAGAAACTTGGCCTGCCTACTTGCAGATACTTATGGAATATAAGTTGGCAAGCGAGTTCGCGCTTATTGTTACAAACAATGAAGAGCAGAACATGATTTACGATACCAAGTACGAAAGATATATTAAAAAAGCAAAATACCTAGATGCTCAGCAAGCTCCAAATGACGCAATAGAGTCTAATCCTTACAGGGATGTTCGTTCATGAAGTATTACCAGTATCAGTCTGCATTTAACTCAGGGGTATTAGACACTAGGATACTGGGCCGAGTTGATGTAAGCCAATACTATAACGGCATGATAACTGGCAACAACGTTGTCTGTTTGCCGCAGGGCGGCGTGAAACGTAGACCCGGCCTAAAATATGTTGCTGATGGAGTTAGCTCAGAGGCTAGGGTAATTCCTTTTGTTTTTAATGTAGATCAAACTTACTTATTAGTGTTCAGAGAAAACGCTATTGATGTTTACAGGGA